AAGTTCTTAAGTAATATTGTGTATTCACTGCCGAATGGGATATGTACTGTGTCCTTAAACTCTCTAAGGACTTTGCCACCAACTTTAATTGCCGCGGCGAGTTTTGATTCATACATCATTGATTTCTCCTTGTTACGGTACACACTCTAAGTACCTAAAATTTAAAGAGTGTTGGTTTTGTAGCACCTGCTACAAATTCTATTTATTCTTGAACAGAGGCACGCCATCAGTTAAATGGCGAATGTATTCTAGTTCAGGAAATGTATCAAGCGTTCCTTTATGGCTTTTAATTTCAATTTTAATTTCAACCAAGTCTTGGACAATAGTCTCAAGTCCATAGAAAAATATTTCTGTAGCACCTTGCTCTATCTGATTTTTAAAATGTTCGTTCATAAAAACCATTCCTTAATATGCCACCCAACGATACAGATCACAGTGAACCAAGTAGCAAATAGAGCCATTGATAGATATGCAACAGCCCACCAACCTGCTCGATCACCTTCAGTCATCATTCAACTCCGAAATGTTGTAGCAATCCTATAGCACAGTCCATCACACCGTCATTGTAATTTAATCCTGCTTCATCGGCAAGTTTTTTATCCATCATCTCACCCTTGCAATGTTCGTAACATTCTTTCACAATCAACTCGGCGAAAGTTCTCATTGCAATACTGTTAAAGATAGCATCTAAGTCACCTATCTTGTGACCAGTCCTAGCACATTCTTCAAACGCTCTAGTGTAACTGGCTTCTAAATGTTTTTTGAAGTTTTCATTCACGATTCAACTCCAAAATGTTTTCTAATTTCCATTGCATCGATTTCACGTACTAGATCACAACATTCTTTCACAATCAACTCGGCGAACTTTTTAGGATTCAACACCGTTATATAATTGCTATACATCTCGCCAGGTTTAGCATCACTTCCACCATATTGATACTTTTCCTCAAGCGATTGGTTATAAAGTTCTTTGAGTCGTTCATTCATACGTTGTTCCTTCCTATTCTACTATAACCAAGTTTTGATTTAATTTCTTTTCTGTCTTGATTCTTCTCTGGTTTCCAGGCTCTAGGGTCAACTGTTTCTCCAGTTAGTTCATAACGGAAGTCGGGATCATAAACCATATAGCCTAACTTGTCCCATTTGATTACTCCGTCGTCAAATAGAAAAATACAGCCGCGGCACATACAGAAACTGGCACCGCGATCGCTCATTACATTGCCATTTACGGTGCCAACATATTTGACTACGTTGCCTTTGTGCATTTCTCGCAAGGATTCAAAATAGTCAATCATTCTTCACTCCTAACAATTCTTTAATTAAGGTCTTTTTATCTTCCGTAGTCATGCCAATTTCAAAATAGGTATAGACGGCCGATTCCATGCTATCACCATACGCAATACCTGCTCTGGCAACTTCTAGTGTTTCTCGAACAATCAACTCAGCGAACTTTTCCATAAATCGTATTTGCCCTTCCCAAGACTGATCTGTCTCTGCCTTGGCGGCCTTGTCCCAGAGTTCTTTAATTCGTTCGTTCATAAAGTTTTATACAATGCGCTAGAAGCAGTAAAGGCATTCTTCCAAGTCCACTCGTCTAAAACTAACTGATTAAAAATATCTTCTTCGAGTTCGATTGTATCCTCTACGCTTAGTTCAAGCATACGAATAGCACGATCATAATCTTTTTCGTAACTGGTAGGACGCTGTGGCATTGCTTTAATACGAGCGATCTGATCCAACTCACCTGTCTTGGCCAACTCGACGTGTTCCTTAGCGATCTTAACTGCGGCTTTTTTATAATCCTTAACAGATTCTTCAAATTCTTTGACGTGCTTCTTTTTGTTGTCACGGACAATGCCCAACAACTCGTTCTTTTCTACTTTTACTGATCTCATAACATTCCTTAGTGGATTTCTCATGCTGTACTCTTTTTGATAGGAGGATGGTGCGCTAGATGGGAATCGAACCCACTAACCAGAGTTTTAGAGGCTCCTAACCGACCGTCGGTACTCTAGCGCATGTGTTTAATTTATATGAAGTTTAAAGGAAAGTCAAGGATTATTTTATCCAACCGATCTTACGGCCGGAATCAATTCTTCGTTGCCATTCTTCAACAGAACTAGGATAGCGCCATGCCCAAACGGCTACGCAGGCCATGAAGATTGCGGTATAGATAATACCACGTGCAGGTACACCACCGGTGTACATTAGAACAAGACTTAGGCTCATCATGAACAACATAAAGAATTTGAGTCTAATAGGGAATACTCGTTTTTCAGTCCAATTGGTTAAGAAGGGACCAAACAGTTTGTGATTGTAGATCCAACGATGCATACGCTCACTGCCTTTGCTAAAACAGTATGCAGAAAATACTACAAAAGGGCTGTAAGGAATACCCGGAGTGATCACTCCAATGTATGCCATTCCTAATGATAAGAATCCTAAGATATTCCAAAACAGTTTTTTAATGTTCATATTAATTTACGATTACGTCTCCGCTACCCGATGCAGAGTGTCCACAGGATGCTGCATCACCTGCTCTACACACAGGAATATTATTAGCAAATACATTTCCACTAGCGCCGACCATCACAGGTGCGCTGTGTGGAGATCTTCCGTGCCCTGCTACCGGTGCTCCTTTTACAGCAATAGGAGAGTTATTAACTTTGACCGTTGGGGCGAGAGCGCCGACGATAGTTCCTCCTGCTGCATCAACACCTACTCTACTAGCACCTGGCATTTATATTTCCTTAGGCTAACTTAATACCTGTGGTTCCCTGAATGTAGTTATCAGAAAACATCTTGTCAGTGGCTTCTACGACCATGACCGCACTTTTTAAAATTTTAACTGGTTTGTCTGGATTAACAGTAAACAAGAAAGGAGACATACCTAATCCTTGTTGACTAGCGGTCAACACCATGGGTTTATTAATCTTGAAGTAAAGAGGACCATCCTCTTCTAACTTGCCGATTAATTCTTCACCAGTTACTAACTTAATAGTAACTACTTCACCTTCTGTTACACCTTTATCAATTAACATATTTTTCCTTAAAATGAACTCTGTGGTTCCATTGTGTCTTGTATGTGTTGACGTAGTTCTGTAAATCCACCAATCAACTTATCATCTAAAAATATCTGAGGCACTGACCTTGCATTTGGTACTGCTTCTAACAGATCCTCTTTAGTGTATCCGTCTCCGATTTTACGTTCTTCGAACGGAATATTCTTAGACTGTAGTAATGCTTTTGCTTGATCACAATATGGACAATTATATTTGCTCCAAACTATCGCTCTCATAGTAATTTCCTTTCAACTTGAATAAACGACTGCGCCATTTTTGTCTACTACTCTAACTAGTAGTGCGCCTTTTTGTTTTCTATTTAATGCCGCTGCGATAGCACCTTGCTCGTTTCCGAAACTGCCTATAGTGGTCCAACTTTCGTAGGGCGATTTACTTTTAAACTGTGCTTTATACATATCAGATCTCTGGTAATTCTTCGTAGTTAATAGAATCACTCATTACACCAATAACGTAATTAGTTGATTCGTTTTCTTGCAAGGCTGTTTGTTTCTTGCTAGTATCACTGTGTTTGTTAAACCAAGGAATCGGAGTGCTCTTGGGTGCAGGATTCCAATATTTGATACCGATTTGTTTCAGTGCGTCGGCGGCTGTATAGTCTACAAAATCTTTGAGAATATTAGCATTCAGTCCGATAACAGGACCTTTCTTAAACAAATAGTCAGCCCATTCTTTTTCTTCGCGGATTACATCAGCATACAGTTGTTGTACTTCCTGCTCGCATTCTTGTTTGGCTCTAGCGAATCTAGGATCTTCTTTGACCACTTGGTTGATCAAGAAAGCAGTCCAACCTTTATGTAGCAGTTCGTCTTGTAGAATCAAACTAATAATGTTACCGTTACCAATGAAGATCTTGTTCTCTACCATGGCCAGGCTTGTGGCAAATGATACCATGAAGCGGAAGGCTTCTAGAGCATATGAGGCATTCAGTGCTAACCAGATTGCCTTGATATGCGCTTCCTCTCCGGCCATCTGTGCGTCGATTTCTTTATAGCAGTTGATCTTATGTAGGTCATCGTAATACTTGCCTACACTACTTGCCATATCAACAATCTCTTTAGTGTCGTGGATTGTGTTAAACACTTCCTTGGGCACATTATAAATGTTACGGATGATGTGGCTGTATGAACGACTGTGAATGTTTGTTTCGAAGAAAGTCCAATTATAAACTAACGCTTCTAATTCTGGCAGACTTACCACTGGGGTGAAGACTTGGCTCGGACCACGACCTTGCAGACTGTCAAGAGCGGTTTGTCTAAGTAGGTTACTGGTGAAGATATGTTTAACTGCATCTGATGCATCCTTGAAGTCTTGTGCATCTTTGGTTAGACTAATTTCTTCTGGGACCCAAAAGAAACCACGAGCGGTTGTTTCAAAATCTGCAACCTTTTTATATTTTACTTCTTCAAATCTCTGAATGGTAACTGGACCGGCAGGATCCAGAAACATTTTGCGATTTAGATAGTCTGTCTTTGTGTTTAAATTATATTGTTGTTTACTCATTAGTAATTTCCTGATGCAAGAACTATCTTGCAAATATGTTCTAATCTTTCTATATGTTCGTAGGCACGCCATGGACTAGTATCGATAGCAACCACTCCATGCCCTTTGATACCTACGATGTCATAGGCTATGTTACCGTAATCATCAAGTTTTAAACTCTTATGACACTGATCGGCAAGTGCTTGGCTGATAGGAGGAACATCTCCTACATTAGGTGCAACCTTGGTATATCGATTAAGTTCCGGAAAACTAGCACTAATCGTACTTAAATCAATACCGGCATGCATGGCTGCGATGCAATATGTAGGGTGTACATGTACAACTACACGAACATCGTTACTGTGTTGTCCCATGTTTCGTTGTAAACCGAAGTGGAGTGGGATTTCTCCGCTAGGTTTTAGTTTGGCACTGATATCCGAATAGAACTCTTCTTGCCATAACAAACCGTGAATGCTAATCTTTTTGAATTGATCGGGTTGAAGAGTCTGCTTACGCACACCACTGGGTGTAATGTAAAAATGATCACGGTCATGATGACGAATACTTACATTGCCATCACGACTTGTAATCCAGTTACGCTTGTAAGCGTCTACCATTATATCACATATTGTTTCTAACATTATAACTTACATGCCTCGCAATCTTCTTCTTCAATAACTTCTCGCTCGTTATGAAATCCGTTGTAGTGTACTTCAGGAGTTCGTTCTTCTTCTTTAGCACCTTGTTTGTTTATCAAACTATAATAGAAAGTCTTAATACCCCACTTATGAGCCTGCATTAGATTTTTAATAATCAATGTAGTAGGTACCTTGCGGTCTGGGAAGTAAGCAGGATTATAAAAAGTATTGGTACTAATACTTTGATCAACATAAGCAGCCAATACAGCAGCAGTCTTAAGGTATCCAGCACAGTCTGTTTGCTCCCACATTAATTGATATTTGTTTTTAAGTTTATGATATTCTGGTACCACTTGTGTAAACGATCCAGCCTTTGACTCTTTGGTACTGATAAGACTCATAGGCATTTCTATTCCATTTGTGCTATTAATAACAACACTACTAGACTCCACTGGAGCGATAGCCATAAGAGTAGCATTTCGTACACCATATTCTTTCATCTCCTTGCGCAGTGGTTCCCAATCAAGTTCAGGCGTAAAATCTGCGAGTTCGTTAACTCCTTTTGCACGTAATTCCCATGGAAAGGTTCCTTGGCCGTATCGGGTATGTGAACTATGTTGACAAGCACCTCTTTCTTTGGCCAATTCTACTGTGGCTTCCGTTAGGTAATATGCTTGATGCTCCATCCATGATTTAACATCTGCTAGAGCATCTTTATCACCGTACTTCAGCCCACGTTTGGCATGCCAGTAAGCAAGGTTAGTAACACCAATACCTAGTGGTTGTATTTCATCGTTGCTTAGTTTACTTTGAATACTTAGAAAATCTTGATAATCCAAAATATTGCAAAGGCTACGCTGCAATATACGGCAAGCACGGCGCATATCCTCAGGATTGCGGAAGGCACCCCAGTTAATGGACCCAAGGGTGCAAAGAGCAATTCGGCCTTCCGGGTCGTCAAGCCTCTTAAATGGTTTCGTAGGTAATAGGATCTCACAGCATAGGTTGGACTGATAGATAGTGTGGTATTCTGGATCAAACGGTCCTTGATTCATGACATTGTCAATGAATACCAAATAGATACGACCGGTATCAGTCCTTTCCTTGAGAATACCACTTTTGAATACTTCTTCAGCATTCATGGTCTTTTTGCGTAGGTCTTTACGCTTTTCGTATTTTATGTACAGTTCTTCAAATAACACTGTGTCTTTATAAAAGGCTTCGTACAAATCAGGCACTTCGTTAGGATCAAAGAAAGTAATATTTTCTTTGTTTTTAAAACGACGCCAAAAGAACGCTGATAGTACAACTCCATAGTCCATGTGTCTGACACGAGTTTCTTCAGTTCCTTGATTGTTCTTAAGCACAATGAGATCATCAAACTGATGATGCCAAATAGGATAGAACACTGTAGCACTAGCATTTCTAATACCACCTTGACTGCAACTCCTTAAATCACCGAACCATTTTTTCAGGAATGGTATCATACCTGTGTGCATGATCTCTCCGCCTCTGATAGGAGCACCTAGTGGACGTAGACGACCAATTTCTAAACCAATGCCTGCACGTTTGCTGGCATACTTAGCCATCATCTCGCCCGAAGCAAAGATTGAATCCAAGTCGTCGTCGCTGCGAATGAGTACACAACTACTAAACTGCTTAGTAGGAGTACCAAGACCGGCAAGGACAGGAGTAGCAAGAGTAAATAGACCGTCAGATGCGGCAGTGTAATACTCCTTGATGTATCGAATTCTTGCTGTGTTCGGTTCTTCCTTGTGGAATACAGTGGCGGCTGCAACCATGTATCGTACCTGTGGTGTTTCATAGATCTCCTTAGTAGCACGATTTCTTACTAGGTATTTTTCGATCAACTGTTCAATGGCGGCATACGAGTACAATTCGTCTTTTTCGTGGTCTATGACCTCGTCCATCTTATTCCAGTCATCTTCCGAATACCAAGTAAGAAGGTCTGGGGAATAAAGACCTTTAGAAATATTTTTCTTTACAATCTCGTAGAGGCGAGGAGGTTCGTATCCGCCATACACATCCTTGCGTAGCATACTGAGTCTCTGCTTGCCTGCTACATATTGATAGTTGGTATGTCCAGTATCGGGATTGTTTTCTATATCAATAAGATCAACAATAGCCCTAAGAGTGATTTCGTCGATTTCTCTTGTAGTGATACCGTCATAGAAGTGTGGCTGACTCTTGATCTCGATCATACTCTGGCTTACATCAGCGATACCTTTACAGACTTTTGCAATCTGATTTTGCCATTTTTCGATTGTGAGTGGTTCAGCGGCTCCACTTCTTTTAATGACGGTAATATTCATTTCTGTTCGTTCCTATTTTTAATTATGAAGACTGTTATTTATTGGCTCGTTTTCTTTTGACCACACGATGCGGCTAAAGCCATTGAGATGAGTGATAGGCACAACTCTTCGGTATTCCCAGTTGAGAACGAACGAGTTATCTATAATAAGAAAATAATTTGCTTCTCTATCAGTCTGTGACATAGACGTATGTATCTCGAAATCGGCGTCCATAAAACGCTGTGTTAATTTAAGAGTATACAGCATTCCAAGACAGATCGCAAGATCATCGTACCGATCGTCCAGAACCAAATGCCACGGATCAGGCCATTGATCACTAGAGTTTGGATCGAGATAGGGATTAACCAAAGGTGCGCGAGCCCAAAGTTCGGCCACATCTTGGAAAGGATTTGGACTGTTTTCCAAGTTGTCTCTAAACTCACGCCACCTTGCTAATCGCAAGGCACCGTAAGAATCAAACACCGTAGGCTATTTGATAAGAAATTGTACCGATAGAACCTGTGGCCAGAGGATTCTTATATGATATCAATACAGTATCGATGCCGCTATCTGCATCGTTATCCTTTAATTGAGCAGTAAATTCAAAATTTGTCATAAGACTTCCTCCGGGTGATGTTATTAAACTAGGCGAATATTGATATTCATCTGTTATAGCCACTGTACTAAGATCATCGTCGATGGTTAGTGTCAATCGACCAATCCTAGAGTGGCTGCTTAATTTTAAGAAATAATTTACGTAGATAAATCTATGTGTTGCCGGAAACGCAACGAATGGTCTGAAACTATCACTTAAAAATATATCACTGTATTGACTATTTGTTAATGTTGTTTTACTGCTACCTAATGCTTCTGGATATCCTACTGTTGTAGTCGATACTGTTAGTCCGCTATATTGATTTCTATTGCTGGTACAATTTACAACATCATTACCTCTGCTGTCACCAAATTCAATAATAGGTACCTCGGGGTACTGTGCTGAGTTATTTCCGTTACCGCAGTCTGTAAAATCGCATTCTACAACATATGTTCCTATACCGTTTGTAGCGTAAATTGCCTGTTGATGTATTAGTTCCCAACGACAATTTTCAAATGTCCACTTGTTGGTTTGACCTGCAACACCCTCTATGTAAACGCCGATGTTGTTTACAACAAAGTCGCAGTCTGTGAATCTAATCTTAGTTTCGAATGTATCTGTCTGAGAACACTTAATTGCCATTTCTTGATTCAAGAAAGAACAATGTTCAAATACAATGCCTGTTGTTTTAATTTCGTTGATATCATTTTGCCATGATACCGCGCTGTCTCTAGATGTAGGAGACAGCACTGAACTTAGAAGAGTATATTCTCCTCTAAATTTTACTCCCGATATTTTAGAATCTCTTACTCCTGAAAGCACTAGACGTCCAGAGGATCTATTAATAGTAAGATTAGAAATTTCCACATCATGTGGTCTATTAGATGAATTGAAATCTGCTATTTCTAATCCTGTTGATGTAACAAAAACAATATTGTTAGCACCTATCTCTAAGACAGCACCATCCGGTGTTTCACCTCTAATAATAGCCGTACTTGGGATTCTTAAAGTAGACGTGAACAGATAAGTTCCGTTTGGAATTATTAAAACTTTTTTAAATTTAGAATCTGCATTTCTAAACAACTCACTGAATGCAGTTTCGAAGGCCAGAACGTTGTCAGTGGACCCATCGGGTACAGCACCGAAATCTAGTATACTAACATATTCATCTAATTTACTTTGTAGACTTCTGTCAACGCTGAGACCAATGCTAGGTTCGGGTAATGCGAATCTATAAGCCGATGCTAGTTCTAAAATGTTATCGTGCTCTGTAATAATTTTTGTATTACCTACATATGGAGCACCTTCTGCAATTGACCCGTTACCGATGTACAATTCTTGTGAGTCTACGGCCCAAGCAAATTCTGCCGCGCTCAATTGAGGGATTCCGATCCCTACATTCTTCTTTCCTCTTCGGACTTGTATTTTTGATATCTGTACGACAGCCATAGATTTCTACCCTTGTTAGGGTATTTATCTACTTTGGCTGTAGTATTCTTCGACTTTGTTCAACCATTGGTCTTGCCAGTAATCAAATTCGTCGGGCATGAGATTAAACTGCTGATACTGTAGGTCTCGAGAACACATGAATACCACACCTCTCTTGATATCTGTTCCGTAAACTTCGTTATGAGCCATAATGTATGCAGTTAATTGGATCTTGTAATCATCGATCCATTCTTCTTTTTTAGGCTTGTTAGTCTGCTTGTAATCCATCACAGCCGGCTCGCCTTTATATACTCCTACTAGGTCTGTTGTTCCAGAAAATAGTCCTGGAAAGTAAAGGCTCTGTTCCATGGCCCAAACTTCGTCCACTCCACTGAGACCGTTTTCAATGATAACATCAGCCATTGCGTTGGCCTGCACATGTACAGGATTATTTCCGGGCTGTCGTTGCATGCCTGCAATAAATCTTTCTAGATTGCTGTGCATGGCAGTGCCTACACCTGCGGCTTCTCTAGTTATTTCAGCAGCCTTGGCTTCGCCAACACGCTTCTTCCATTCGTTGAGTGCTGTCATGTCTTTGGTAGCACCGAGAATAGTTGTTACGCTAGGGAGGCTTTCACCGTCTGGAGTTAGATAGACTCTTTTTTTGGTAACAGGATCATTGACCTGCTGACAGGGCTTGTATTGATATCTTTCGACAAAAGGAGGGGGTGTGTAAATTTTATTCATTCTGTATATATTAACAGAATGTTTTTAAAATGTCAAACCTGGGGAGTTGCTGTGGCCTGGGCCAATTGGGCTGGTGCTGCTGAAGCAGCGGCTTGATCAACTGCTGCTTGGCTATCTTCTGGACCTTTGGTACCGTCACCTGTTGGCTCGTCAGCCACGCCCGGAACATTAAGTTCAATACCGTCGGCATTGAAGTTTTTAACCAAAGTCTGTAAAGCAGGATTAGCATCATACATGGCTTTGAATGTTTCGTAGTCTGCCACTGGTTCTGCACCGCTTTTGGTGATTAACTGATTTAATGCTTGCCAATTCATTTTAGCGGGCATTTTTTGAGAGGCGGCTCTACCAATTAGGTTTCTGATAACTATCACGAATCGATCGGTAGGATCGTCTTCAAATTCAAAAAATCTCATTTAATCAATGCCAACTGTTTTTGTAGATCGGCCAATTCTTTTTGTTTTTGTTTGATCTGGTCTTGCACTTCTTTTTTCTTGTTAGCACGATCAATGGCCTGTTGTGCTAACATTTTCGCCTGTGCGGCTGGATCGGCTGTTACTGCTTGGCCAGGAGCCAATGTAGTAGGGCCGGGAACTGCTGGAGGAGTACCGGTAGGTGGAACTACCGGTGCTTCTAATAAATCAGTGATTCTCATTAGCCTGCTAAAACTTTTAGAAGTCTGTTCTGATATTGAATGCTTTCGCGTTGTTCGCGTCCTGCTTCTTCAGGTCCACCGGCAGCGGCATCAGCGGCTGCGAAATCATCTTCCGGTGCTGGCTCAGCATTCATTTCATCCGGTGCTGCTGCACCGCCGAACTCATCGGCTGCTGGTTCTTCTGCGCCAGGTTCGCCACCTAACATCTCTGCACCTTGCTCTTCGCCTGTGAGTGTACGTACTCCTGTGGCCAATGTTTCACGTGCAGTTTTAAGATTTTCTAATGCGCCTTGGATCGCAGGTGCTACCGTGCTGATAAATGCTTTAGCCTGTTCTTGACCCATTTCATCACGGATAGAATCACCTAACTGTAGGAGAGTGTCATTCTCCATACCAGAAAGTTCTTCAATCCAACGACCTACTCTGTCTACCATTGTCTTAGCGGTAACGATCGCACTGGCTTGCTGGATCTCACCTTCTGTAACTTTTGTCATTTCTTCTCCTTGGGATTCTTCTGTTGCGAATTCTTCACGATGAGCAATTTCTGCATTAATAGCATCAAGCATCCATTGTGCTTTGGTGTATGCTTCATTTTCTAAGGTTTCGTTGAAAGTAGACGAATTACGGACCTGACTTATCTGGGTTCGTAGTTTGTTCCGTGCGTCTTCAAGTTGCTGCAGATCAAAACTTTCTAGGTTAATCTTTTGTCCGAAAGTCTTGGCTATGCTTTCGTTAATTTTTTTAGAATCTGCTTTTGCAAATAAATCATTAGTTTTCATATGTGCCCATCCAGTGAGTTAATTATATTTATTCATTTAATGCACAAGGCCTGGGCTTTGGTTTTTGCTGCTGCGGCCTTAGATTTTGCTATTTCGTATCGTGCTAATACTCCGTCTGCCCTATCAAAATCCTTAGAATCTAGGGCTTTTCTATAGGTATATAGCAAAAATTGACATTCTGTTAGATATTTTCCGTATTCTTGGTCAGACTTCCATAATCGATCCATATCGATATGACTACTTTTTAATAATAACATCTTGGACAACGATATTGCAACTACATTAAGACTGATGTCCGAATACCGCAATTCGTCATAGACATAGATGTTTTTGATGGTTTCTTGGGATCTTATAGATACCGGACCTATTTCTATACCCGTGTCTGTTTTAACAGGAAGGAATATGCCCTGTGCTGCTAATTTTTTTTGGTTTTCCTGAATGAACTTTTTAAGTTCGCCGGCTGTAGTCATAAGAAAAGGACCCTGGGTCCTTATTTAACTACTGATATTTTAAATCCCAAAGAACTTGAAAATTGTATGAATGCTAAGTTGACCAGTCCAACCTAGACCCGCTATAAATGCCAGGCCTACCATTCCGTACATCATCAATTTCTGTTTCTGTTTTTCTAAATCCTTGATCTTACCTGCTAACTCGTTGTGTTGTGCAGTGGATTCTGTGCGCATAGCAGAAAGAGTCTCGGATAGAGTATCACGTGTACGATCCAGGCAATCGTGCATGTCCTTAACATCTACTTTTAAATCGTCAATTTTTTCGTCTATGTGTTGTACTTTGGTTTCAAGTACACCTACTCGCTCTACTACTGTGGCCATTTCGGCTATCTCCAATGTTATAAGTCAAGTGCCCGCTCCGAGCCATGTGCCTAATGTATAATTGAATGCCTAAAAATATGCCTTATTCTCTATTTATTCGATATCGTCTATTTCAAATACCCAGGTATTGATTTTTTTACCTTCAGTAATGAAACATGCTGGTTCAATATCGACAGTATTATTTAGTTCGGACACGACAGGAATACCGCTTAAGTCTTTGATTAACAAAGACACCGGGTCGTTGTTTTCTCTGTAAACATCATCGCGTTCAGTTTTAAAAACCCACATCCAATGATTGGCTTTGCCTCCTATGTCGTAAGGCAGCGATCCTGTTTTCATTTTCGGATCAGAGTCAAATTCAAAATTAGACCTCAAGCCCACTGCTTGAATCAAAGAATTAAAATTGGCCTGTTGTCCTAGTTTAATTCTGTCTGTTTCAATCCTACTGGGATTTGATCTTGTTATATCTACTAGAGTTACGACACAGTATCTTTTCATAATCTGCTACTATTTAAGCAGATAAAAAAAGAGCGGAAATAAATTCCGCCCTTCTCCTTCCCATCCCTAGGAATTAACTAATTAGTGTGGCAAATTGAATGCCGCTACAGTTGCTACGGTGAAACCTGCTACTGGTGCTGCTTCAACAGTTCCTGTACCTTGTAATGCTACATAAACTGGGTCTGTGCCATCAAAGTCAGAGATACCAGCGACTGTGAATGCGTCTTGGTTTGTGCCTCTGCTGCTTGTGATTGCTTTTAGAATTGTAACGAATTCTGCTTCTGTCATGTCGCCAGCATCTTTAACGATAGTGACGATAAGTGTACGGCCGCCTAGGCCTTGTGCGTTAACGATTTGTTCGTAGTTAGCACCAACTGTGGTTGAACCAACTGTTTGACTTGCGATGTTTGCCATGATATTTTCTCCTCTAATCAATAGTCCCGCTCAGGGACTGGCATAGTTATTTATTTGGTTTGGAAGAAAATAGGCGGATACAGCCGTTTTTTAAGTCGGAGTCCAGCGTTTGCGAGGCACTAGTTTAACGTTACCGAACTGCTTGCTAGGGTCTGCATAACGCACACGACCTTCGCCCTGTGTGTCCCATATATCACCTTGTTCACCTTCTATCTGGTCTATGACTTGATCCTTCATGTCTTGGATCATTTTTACCAAGGTGAATATGGCTTCTAATGAATTAGGGTTCACTTCTGCTTTTTGCTGTATTTTTTGTTGTTTGCCTGGGCTAACTTTAGACTTTGATAACCAATCAAAGAAATGATTGCCGCTTAGAGAATCTAGTTGTTTGGCCTTGGCTGTTTGATTCACGTAGGTATAGATAATGTTTTTAAGATCTGCTAGGCCTGGTAGGTCTGCTAGGAAATTATCTATCTGTTGAGAGTGTTGTGTTAGGTACTTCTCAACTTTGTCTACTGCTTTAGTGTCAACCTTTACCGGTTTCTTATTGTAGATAGGCCCTAGAACTATTAGGTTAGGATTACTGTTAAATTTACTGAAATCGCTTATAGGTTTCTGTGATGAATCAGGCATGCCCCATTCTGGGAAAAATGCATGTCCTACTATCATTACCTGTGCTTTAGATATTCTTCTACCTAACTCAGAATCTGCTCTAACATGATAACAGGTCTGTGACTTAGGGTTAGGACAGAACGTATAAACACCTTCCTTGTCCACAGGCGGACGCTGTAAGAACAGTCCGTCTGCATATACAAATCCTACAAAATCCTTAGGAGTGGCTGCATCAAACAAAGGATACAGGCTAGCGAACTCAGATGCGAATCGTTCTCTTTCTGCTTTCTCTTCTGGAGTCTTAGGTGCTCCGCTTTTATTAGCAATGAAGTCTTTTACGGCTTCAGGACTATCTGTTTTGGCTCCACGCGACCAACCGTTATGTCCTGCTAGTAGCAGTGGACCATTGGCAGTTTCTCTACCCCAGTATATTTGAGGATTACCATCCCACTTCATACGGATAGTTTCGGAACCTTCTGGAGTACCTATTTCTTTAATATGCTGTAATGCTTCGCGGGTTCCTGCTGTGCCTTGAAAGAATACTAGGTCTTCTAAGTGATTAAAAGCACGACCTAACTGCTTTGGTGCTTCGGTTTCATTGACACTTTCATTTTTCTTACGGCCAGCACAGTGCGCTTTCTGGCTGAACCCTTTTGGGTTCGAGCAGTTAATCGAGCGTTTATATTTGTCGCTCCATTTCTCAGTGATTATTTCAAATGCTCTCATCTAATTGTTTCAATCATTCTGCGAAACCATGCTACAGTTCCTGTTTGATAACTTTCGATCTGTTTCGACTTAGGCAGTTCAACACCGTCTTTTGACAAACTTTCTCTAGCATCGGCCACTAACTCTTCGTAGTTAGGTAACTTTATGATAACATCAACAATGCTTTCTACTGTTTCTAGATTTTTTGGACTGGCCATTTGGCCTAGTAACTTTTTAGCGATTTCGTTTGGATCTTTAGTTATAACTTCGTTGGTTTCTCTGTTGACCAAGCCGTTCTGGAATGACCATTTCATGCCACGTGCTTTAGCAATACTGCTTAACAGCATGTGACGATGTGCGCCTTTGTAAGGACTACCTTCAACACCGCCGGTCATAGAAAACTTCATCCAGTCGCGTTCACCAAACATAAAGTCTGCTTGTACATAACCGTTGGCAGGGTCGCCTTTGATTGGAGTTTTAAAATGTACAGAAATACCAGACTTCTTGATCCACTCCTTGGGATCACCGCCCTGCTTTTTAA